GTAGCATATGTAGGAACAATAATTTCTTTTTCTACTATCCCTATCAATTATTTCATTCCCACATTCATTACAAACAAATTTTTTCATAGAAACTAACAGGATATATTTTTCTCACTCGGCTTAAGTTTGGAAGTATCTGCATCTTGTGGATTAACTATTTGAGAAGTACCTCCACCATCCTCCACCTTCTTTTTCTCATCTACCATTTTAGAAACACCTTCAACACTTTTTCCATAAGCTTCCTTTGTAGCTTCTCCTTTTGTTTCATCCCATTTTTCAGGATCATGCCATAAAGCCCCACAAGCTTTAGCAGGATCGTCAGCCCACTTTCCAGCACGACTTAAACATGCATCAAACCATTTTTTGGGAGGCCTTCCAGTTTCAGCTTTCATTAATTCATTCTTTAAATTTACCAGTTCTTCTTTTGATAAATCTTTTAAAAATCTTTCAGTCATTATACCCCCTTTTTGCCATATTCCCATTCAGGAATTAGCTTACTATATTTATGTGATAACATTTTGTATATAGGACCATTTATAACTAACATATTATCTAATAAATTATTATCTTGCATCACCTCATAAGTTCTTACTATTACAGCATCTTTTTCCCAACCCTTAACTTCTGCAAACATATTTAAATCATTTAGATAAAAATCTGGTAAATAAGAGCTAGTACCACTATTATTCCATAATCTTTTAATTTCATATTCCCATCTAATATTTAAATAATTTAATACTCTTGCAAAATTTGCTTCCCATCGACTTCTAAAATAATGATTCAAATCTTTTCTAATTCCACCTTTACCACAAGTTATGCCTACAGGTCTTCCTTCTCTATTTGAAATGAATTTAAATATTTTATAATAATATTCTTCAGTTCCTTTAATACTATCCCAATAATTTCTTATGCCTAAACGACTTTTCTCAACTCTATCTAAATATTCTTTAGTACCTCTAATTTTATCCCAATATAGGCTTACAGACTCTTTTCTACTAATAGATTCCCTATTCTTCAAACTAGGAGATTTACCTTTACAAGATAAAGACATATTTTTTATATGTTCTGGGGTTAATTTATTTCCTTTTAAAGATTTAGAAATAGCTAAACTATTCTTAGCTACTCGTTCATCTGTTTCTTTCGTTAGATTTTTATTCCATCCCCAAGGCATATTTATTTCCTACTATCTAATTCTTTATCAATTGCATCTATTGAATATGCTTTATCTAAACCAAATTCTTTACAAATTGTATCAGAAGATTTTCTCATCGTTTCAGGAATTTTCTCAATGCAACCAAATCCCTTAACTAAAGTAAGGTCATCTACCTTTTCATAATCCTTACTAAGAATATGTCCTAATCGATCAGCCTTTAAGAATATTAAATCTTCAGCTTTTTGAAGTTCTGATGATTTTGTTAAATGTTTGTCATATTCTTGTTTTGTCTTTCCCCAATTTCTATATGAACTTTTCGGCAGTGTATATGGACTAATTGGCGGTAATTTAGGATCATAAATCTTCTTACTTTCCGTAGCCCTCTCCAAAAATGGATTTAACATACTCCCTGCTCTACCTAGATTTCTTTTTGTTATTGGTTCTGGAGCTTTAGATAATTTTGGCAAATGCGGAGTACTAATTTGATGCATTTTTTCTCCAACATGAGAATGGAAGCCGCCTTTCATTCCCAACTTTTCTTCTACATGAGGATGTGTAATCGGATCATACTTTGGTATCTTTCCACTAGGAGTAGTAAATTGTTTTTTTATTGGTTTTATAGCAGTCTTTTCACACTTTTTAATTATATTATCTAAAGACTTAGCAATCGATATTTTCTTCTCTTTAATCATAGACTTATAGTTAGGCTTTTCTATAGTCTTAACTACCTTCTTAGCTATTCGTTTCCCTCTCCCAATAGAGTCTTTTATAGGACCTCCTGCAGAAATGGGTATATTATTCATAAATTATTTTTCCTCCTTTTTTCTGTTATCATTAAGAATATTATCGACTTCCTTAAAAACACTTTTGCTATCTTTGGGCAATTTTCTGGAATTTAATTTCTTTTCTACTTCTTTCTTAAAAGGATTAAATAATGGAGCTTCGCCACCAGTATTCAAAAACTTACTCATCATTTCATCAAATTTGGTATTACACACGCTACCCCACATTTCATGCATAGCAAATGAAAATGCAAGAAATTCTTGTGGATTAAGTCTAATTACTGTATCATTAATAGCTACATAAAAGATCTCTTTATCAGATTGAAAATAAAGATTAAATTTATTTAGAAGGACTGATTTACTTATAACCTCATCAAATATATTTTCTTTTGAATTATTAGCATCCATTTTTATCTTTCCTACCTATTATTATTATCAGAATCAGAAGGCTTTTTTCTAAACCAAAATTGTTTTATATCTGTATTTAACGCAATAAGAAAGCCAGTTATTGTTGAAGCTCCCGCTAGTGCTACAGCCTTTTCAATTGAAGGGTTATTTGCCTCCAATACCAATAAAATTAAGTTTGTAGTTCCCCAAGCAAGTAAGGCACCAAAGGCAACAAAGCTATAAATCCATTTCATTTTGTCGTCTTTCATTTTTTTACTTTTCTAAATCCCTTATGATTGCATCTCTTGCATTATATATTTCCTGTTCTATTAGGCTTTTTAAACTTTCCCTTTGAATCTTATCTGGAGAAGATGCTTCAACAATCTTTAATGTACGTCCTACAAGCCTCTTAAAATTCAATTTAACTACTTCTTCCTGGCGGTTAAGGGGGCTTTGGATATCAAATATAGTCTTAATTTCTGCCATTATATACACCTCTCTATATATTATATACTAAAACTATCTACTTGAAAACTATTTTACTATAAAATTTCGCTCCAATTTAAGTTCCTTTATGATATCGTCTGGACACACCCCAAACTTTTTAAAAATTTGTTCAAAATAATATTGCAAATCTTTATTATTAGAAACACGATTCTCCAGATTTTTATATAATTTAGGTAGTCTTTCTTTAGCCATACAAATTAACAAATAAAAAGTTTCTCTAGGAATTAAGCATACTTGAATTCCATAATTTTCAAAAATTTCTTTGAATAATTCGCCTAATAATTTTGGATCGTATCTTCCTTTTATTTCATAAAAACAATCAGTTTCAGAAATATAAAAATCCGGGCAATATGAATATGTAGAATTTGTCCCAATTAACTTAAATCTATATTTCTCATATTCATAATCAATCTTAAAATATTTTAAGATTCTTGCAAAATCAGCTTCCCAACTGGATCGCACAAAATGTCCCAAATCATTTCTATATCCCCCTTTAAAATTAAAATAATTTTTATTATTCACATTAGGCAATCCTCGATTCCAAGCAAACCTTCCTCTTTGAGATAATCCAACCCCAATTTCTCTACATCTTTTACAACAATATTTTCTAGTAGACTTCATGCTCATCACAAAACTATTTTTACAAATAGGACAAATTCTAGTATCTCTAGGTATTCTAAATTTACCTTTTATTAAAGATGTTTTCCCCGTCAATCTTTGCCTATTATATTCAGCTACACATTTATTTGAACAAAATTTTCTTATTCTTCTATTCTGTATTTCCCTATTACAAATTAAACAAATACTATTTTTCATATAATTTTTTTTATGTTTCTTTCCCTTTTCAATTCAACAATTATATCGTCTACTAAATGGTTAAGGCCTTCTGAACAAGCCCTGCGAAGGTAATATTGACCTGGTCTAGCTTTAATTTTATCTATTGTAACAAATATTCCGTTTTGCTTTTTTCCTTTACTATCAGTTCTAAATAAATCTACCCAACTAAATTTAGATAATCTTTTCCTCCGAATAAATATGACCCTCTTATTATGCAAAGTTCTAGTCTTTCCGTTTTTCATATGAATAATTTGAGTTCCAGTTATTGGAATGTCTCTAGGAATTCCGACTTCAACAACTAAAGCATAAGGAGCATTATAAGAAATTTCAAAACCATTAACAAGCTTATTCGGAACTCCTGAATGGGCAAGCATACCACTATCCCTCGGTACAAAGCAACTTGCAGTATCTTGACTTATGCTAAAAATCCTATCACCATTCCTCTGAACGCCCCTGATTATTGAATTTAATATTTGATCCCTAATTTGTCTATTCATTTTTGTTCGATTCAGGTAAAAACTTAGAATCTACTACAAGTGGATATCTGAATGTTACGCCATATCTGGCATGAACTCCGTATATCCATTGACTGGGATTAGAACTAATTTTCATTTTCTGGAGTGCCCAATCATCATCACTTACAAGCGAACCACACATAAAATACTCAATCTTAGAAGCCATTTCATCAGAATGTCTTTTATGGAAATGCCCACCACAAGCATATGAGAATCCTCCAAATTGAATATACCAAGCCTTCAATGCTCTATCTATGGCAAAATAAGGAATTCCCTGCTGACATGGAATACCATCTCCATGAAAACAAAAGAATCTAAATCCATTTATATTAATTACATCTGCAAACTCTTCATGGACATTAACTTTAATGCCCGGATTATTCCCAATTCCAGCTTGTAGCACATCGTACAAAAATAAATCAAGCCTTGAAGTTGTAGGAGCTAGTCTTTCGTATCCGTGGTTCCCAGGAAATCCTTCAAATATCACTTCGTCAAACTGTTGCTTGAAGGATCCAATTACATCATTCCATATTGGTGCAGCTAACTTATTAACTTGATCTCTTGCTCCCATTTCTGTAGTGCCAATAGTAGAACCTTGAAATACGTTTTCCCCCTGACAATTATCTCCGGTATTCAAAATATATAGCTTTTTAACAGGGTACAAATTTCTATGTAACCGAACAATTTCCATAGCTGATTCAAACATCATGTACATTCTATCTTTATAAACATTACCATTAAAGCTTTTAGTTATCTTAGCAGCATGTCCATCACTGCAATGCAAAACCATTATCTCCTCATCATCGCCAACGTCCTTATGAATTCTTGGTTCTAATAACTTTACTGGAGGAAGACTTACAACTACTCTTTCATCATCAGAAACATTAAAAGACCTTCCATCGCTTAGATGAATATTCCTCTCCCTCATCCTTGCCTCATAAGATAGTCTGTCCTTCATTCCCAGTTCTCGTGCTCTACCATCTCTTTGGTCTCTAGTGGACGATAAATAAAACTCAATCTCTTCCTGCCACGAATCGGTATCTTCTTTAGGTAAAGCCATTTCTTTATCTCTCCTTTTTCTTAATTATGCTAGAAATGTTTCTATATAATCGCCTTCAGATCCGGCAAATCTGAATTGACGTAATTCTGTGTCAATGGGAGATCTTGAAATAGTACAGCGCTGATTAAAAACATCATTTTGGACCTTGCCCTCAATCATTTCTGCTTGGCGATACCAAAGAAATTCAATCTCTTCATAAGAATAAGGATTGCCCTTCCATCGCCTTATACTTATTGGTTTTGCTCTATTATCAGGAACTGCATTCCAAATATATTCATAATTATTTCTATATGGATCATCACTCCAAGCAAATAATCTACCACTATTTGATATTGTAGCAACAGAAGTCCTAATAATCCTTTCCAATTTCCAGCGCTCTGTAGAAGTCACTTTCAACATATCATTTGTCATGCCTCTTAAATCCAAAGCACCCGGCATTAAATAATGTTCTTCTATTATATTGGCAAATTTAAGCCTTATATCATCAGAAAACTTTGTTAATACTGGTAAAATTCCATTAGGATGGCTTTTTAACCATTCAATAGCCATTCTATCTATTGCATCAAACTTAACTCCTAATCCAGAATCCACAACTCCAGCAGCAAACCCAAGTCTATAAAGATTATTAACACTTTCCGATATAATAGAAGCATTCTTTTTCTTCCATTCTTCAAGCTTGCTTATTAATCCATCTATTGCGTCTTCTTTAGTTGTAGTAGGTTCTAGAGAACTTAAGTATTTTTCCATCATATCCTTTAAATCATGATACAATTTAAATTCTACTGATTTTCCCAAAGTTTTAACTCCACGAGCTTGCTTTCCTTCTATAAGTTTAGGCATCAATTCAAGCTTAGAATCAATATAGTCATATATATCTACTTCTTCATCCATAGACTTTCGCAAGATCTTCTTCTCATTAGATTTAATTCTACGAACGGGCTTATATCCCCTAACAAAAGCACGCTTAAAATTTGTTAAATTAAAAATTCTATCATAAAAAAGACTTACAGATTCTTTATCTAGAAGTTTTGCTAAGTCTTTTCTTAATTTCTCATCAACATAAATCTTTTGAATACTAGAAATAATACTGGGCGGAATTTCTTTATTCCATATATCGTCTGCAAATCTACTAAGAATTACGCTATTAAGTCCCAGCCTATTAGGAAAACTAAATCCGTGATCAATTAAAACTAGTTTTATATTATATTGAAGACCATCAATTTCTATGATTCCGCTTTTATAATATCCTTTTGAATGTATATTGTTAATATCAACATTTAATTCTTCAATATTTCCAAATTCAAAAAATGTAGGTTGCTTAAATAACTGTACTATAAAATTTGAACCATGTCTATCACAATTACCAATAATAATATCAAAAATTCCAGCTTTCCATAAGTCTTCTTCGGTAATTATGCTTGGAAAATTATCTTGATATTCTGTTATATGATAAGCTGGGTCAATCCAGTTTTGTGCAGATCCAATATCTTTGGAACCAAACTTAAAAATTTTTACTTCAGGAACTAAATTGAATCCCAGAGCTTTGTCTACAAGGTGGGATGCGTATTCCCGAAGATATAAAGTTTTTGGGGGAACATATCTCCAAGATGAAATATGCTCGTGTTTTTGAGGCTTATATAAATAAGTACTTCCATCTTCTAGAAATATTTTTAGAGATCGATTCACCCCCTGTTTAAAGCCGGTCGTGGAAGTCTTTTCCACATCCCCATGAGTCAGCGGAGTAATCTCCACAGATTTTTTTAGTATTAATCCTTCAATAATCAAATTAATCTCGTAACAATAACCCGACAATTAATTCTTCTGAAAAGAATTTTTTGAAAAACTCGAGGAACTTCTTTTTGGCTATCTTCAGATTCACGCCTTTTATAATAACCTCCAATTCTGCATCGTCATCTAAAGAATCAAAATCAATAGGAAAATTTGTTATTTTGTAAGTAAAACTCGGGCTATTTATAACAGCCCCGCTTCCTGAACTATAAGGATAGGTAACATAACTAGTACCGCTTGCATCAATCCATGTAATATTCGCATCCGAAGATACAGAACTATTTAACTTTGTCGTGTTCGAAGTACAGATTCCACTAATTGTTAAACATTCACTTGCATTAGCTACATTAGCTGCATTAGTCAGATGTATTGCCATAAACTTCACTCTCCCATTTTTTAGATTCGCCTTCTTTCTTTTCATGACCAAGTAACCTATGGTGTGGGGGATAATGATCATGAACATGAATGTCTTTCGGAAGCACCAAGTCTGTTTTCTGCTTTTCGACGCCCGCATTTTGCTCAGCCAAAAGTCTAGATAACCTACTTACATCCTCTTCTCCTTCTTGAGGAGCTCCTGCAGGTAACTGACCAGCACCTATTGGTGACATTGCTCCACCCATCATATCAGGTTTATTGGCTTTTCCACTAACTTCAAAATCTAATTCTTCAATATTTGTACCCTTACCCGTTTGAAGTTTAACATCAAATCCCATATTCACAAGTTGGCTAGCAATTTGTACCTTTTGAGAAGCAAACTGCATTCTAGCCTGTTCAGTTTTTTCTTCAGGGGCGCGAAGTTTTATTTCCCAGTCAGTAATTCCAAATTCTGCCATAAGAACTGGAAAAACTTTTTCATTATAAAGTCTTTGATTTCTTTCAACTACTCTAGACATAACTACTAGCTGTTGAGTCTGGCCTGAAATACCACCAATACCCTCCATATGCCCCATCCATATTGGAGAAACTCCATATATAGCGCTTACACGCTCTCTAATTTCGTTTCTAACATTTAAGTAATCCATTTCATGCAAAGTATGAAATAATTTTACTACGTCTGTACGCCCTCTTCCAGTTTTTTGTGATACTGCAATCCATGGAGTATAAGTAGGGTCTTCCATCATCTTAGCTTCTACCCTAGCCCTCTCAATTTCTAGAGAAGCCGGATCATCAGTATTTGTAAGTATTATTTGTGTAGGAGTTTTTCTCTCAAAGAAGTATCTATAAAGAAATCGATCCATACCTGAAAGCGTCAAAACTTTTTGCATAATACTAAGAATTGCCGAGTAGCCATAGGTTTCGCTCGGATCAAATCTAGAACAATGAATTACTTCTGATTCTAGAAGATAAATTTTCTTCCCTCTGTGATTATATATGTACATCACAGGATATGTATTTTTTCCACACTGCAAACACTGTCCCTCATCCATTCTAAAAATATCCCTGTGTTCTAAACATATCCAGTGAGAATTTTTTGGTAATCCATTCTTATCCAAGTCAAATTCTACCAAAGCTGGATGAATCCTTCTAATCTCTTCTACCTTTGAATATTTAGGTACTAAGTTTCCTTTTTCAAAAACATAGCTTTTGTTAAGATGCAAAAAAGCGTCATCAGAAATGCTTAAATCAGTATCAAAAATCATTAAAACTTCTTCAAGAGATTGGTTAAAAATGTTACAAGAAGTTTTCATTTCGTCGAATCTTTTATATTGACCTTCATCAGGCCTTATTGTATCAGAAGGAATCTTTTTTCCCTCTCCATCAACTACTTCTTGCCCAGCACCATTCTTCTTAAAACATTTATTACAATATTTTACTTCTCTCTGAAAGATTTCTCCACAAGAAACACACTTTGAAGCAAACTTAGGTTTATATTCTTCAAATCCTTTTCTAAAAACTTCATTTTTAACATGCTGAATAGCAGTGCGAATTTCAGTAACATCAAATGCCAGAAGATACAAGTCTTGGATGAACATACGCCGGTAAGCATAAGCTGTTCTAAGCCAGTCAAAGTATAGTTGCTCAATGCCTACAGAATCAGTACGAATCCTGTCCATGTGAGATTTGGACAAGAAATCTTGAAATTTCATGACATTCTCCAGTGATTTATTTACTGGAGTTAAGTCAGTAGAAGTACCTGGTACTAAATCACCTAATTTCATGCTTCAAATTTACCTCCTAGACAAACTATTTTCTTTTGCTTATACTAGCCAGATCCTTTATATTTTCTCCTAATCCAATACTTACTGCAATTTGCTTAATCGCCGAAATTCCCTCTAAAGCAATATCTTCTTTTGTTAAACCTTTTTGCGTCTGATTGACAACATTAGTTATCACTGGAGAAGAATCTTTTTCAAGAATGCCTGCAGCCTTCATTTCACCAATCAACGCCATAACTACAGCGCCAGATATAATCTTTATTGCCGGAGAACTTTCAGAAATATCTTGATTTATATCCACAATATCTTGAACTGAAGGATCCCAAGCATCAAATATAATCCATACATCTCTTATTGTATCTCGCTTAACTACAAATCTTTGAGGAATTCTATCCTTTAACATTTTGTCTCCTTTTACTTTTTACTATACACTAAACGAAGTCAAACAATAGTTACATCTTTTTTCTCCGGGGCCAATGTCTTCAAAGTATCCAGCCTTTCCGCACCATCTACAAATGCCTGGTTTAAAAAGTCTTTTAGGTTCTACTGGAACTTTCCAAGCAGTAACAGGGTCTACCTTTAGCTTTTCAGAATTAAATATGGTATTAATATCTCCTAAAGTTCTATGTGCACGTATCCTAGGAAATTGTACTGCATTATAAACACTACCTGCTACAGCATCAGATACATCTTTGCTGAGTCCTGGCAAATGTTCCACTTTGCTTGCCCTAATCATCCTTAGACCAAGTAATTCTTTTAGTAATATAGGTTCTACAAATCTAAATATAATTCTATGAGTATAAATAAGTTCTTTCAATGTGTCATACACAGACGTATTTCTATCTACTGAAAGAGTATCACAAGCAATTCTATTTTGCTTTAATATTTGAATTGTGTCCTCGCTAGCAAAATGATCTAGAGTAACTAAAGTTAAAGAAAAGCCTCTATCCTTCAAGGAAAATATCATTTGCCTAATTTCAGAAAAGCTTACTTCCTGAGATAATCCTGAAGGAATGACTGCAAAAGCAAAGTCTACCATTATTTCATTATTTTCTACACTATGCGCCATTGAAATTCCTGCAGAATCATGCTTTAATCCTAAATCAATATGCATACAATATTTAGTAAATGGTTCTGGAGTTATATTCAAAAATGCCTCATATCCTGAAGCATATTGATTCTGCAAGAATAAACTTTTAACTAAGTATTGATCTCTAAGATATGGTTCGTCTGAATCTGGAGGAATGCATTCATATTTTCCTCTCGCTATTTCTGGATTTTTGGAATATTCATCATTAAAATCTTCTCTTTTCTTTGTAGGATTGGCTATCCAAGTAGGAATTCCTGCAGAAACAAAAGTTTTCGGATCATCTTTACGCTTCTCTGCCAAACTCATAATAAAATCGCCCTTATATCTAGGAAACGACAGTGAAACTATTTTTCCTACTCCAGGAAATCGCGATTGAACAGAAGCTCTGATTGCATTATAAATTACATTTGCATCGCGAACATGCAATATCTTACTTCCAGACATATCATCTGCTATTGGGAAAGCCGCAATCTCATCAAGAATAGCTATAATTGGAGTATATCCTTCCAAGCCTTCTTGGTGACTGTGCCCAGAAATAGCCCTAAGATTTTTAGGAAATATTATTTCATTTAATTTATCATCAAACCCAAATTTTCTAAATATCTTAGCTCTATTTATCATATTCCTAAAAGGTTGAAAAAATACGTGCGAAGCCTGATTTGCATTAACTGCGATATTTATTGCATCTATGAAAGAATCTTCAGACTGATTAAATTCTTTTTGTGGGCATTTCTTGCATAAAAGTTGATACATTATCCTAGCTATACATATCCCAGAACAAAAATCTTTGCCTGAATTATGATTTATAAATCCCTGTAAAAAATAATTATGATAATTTGGAACTATAATTCCATAATATTCATCTTCACCCACCTCTTCAATTTCTACAATTTCATCCCAAACTAATTCTGCCACATCATAATCTCTGCATAAAACAATATAATCAATACCACTTTTACTAGCCCATTCTTTGGCAGCTTCAACTTTGTTACAAAATTCACTATCAGAATTTTGAGTATAAGAAGATTTTATTTCTTCAAGCCAAATAGAATTATCTTCAGAATCAATTACTAATATATCTGGAATATAATAAGAACTATCCCCATTCTTTTTAATATAAGAAATTCTAATCCCATGCTTTTTAGTAAAAAAATAACCCAAATTATCTAATTCTTTAAATCTTTCTAATTCATATGAAGAATCATAATTTTCTATAATTCCTTTTTTTGTAACATATTCACCATGTTTTGCCCAACCATCACCTTTAATTTCACCATTTGCTATCTTTCTAGAAATAGTTTCAGAATTTTTATCTCTATTCTTTCGGATACTTTCTGGAGAATGTTTTTTTCCAAGATGTCCTAAAGAAGTAAATTTTTTCTTCCTTTCCTCTGGAGTTAAATAGGAAAACCCTTCCGGGTGCTTCTTTAAAAAAGAATTTCTCCTCCCCTTTTGCTTTTCAGACAAAGAAGCAAGTCCTGAAGAAGTCTCTTTTGTCTTACCTTTAGACCAACAAGTTTGTACACCCTTTTTATTTTTATTCCATGGAGATTGCCCTTTCCTAGATTCTGACATCTTTCTAATGCCTTCATCTGTATCTTTGGACAATCCTTTAGACCAGCCTAATCCTCTACCCATTTTCTATTTTTACCATATTACCAACTTTGATATTCTTCAATTTTGTCCAACCCCTATTAGTAATAAATTTATGGTCTCTAGTGACATAAGCTATCTTACCGGATTTAGTTTTTATTCTATAAATCTTATCTTTTCCCTCAAAAAATGGGGGGTCAATTTCTGTTAAAACAACTTTTTTCTTATTAAAGGCATATGCACGTATAACAATTTTTTTGCCTAATTTAGACCATTCTTCAAGAGTATGAATTTCATCAGATATCTCGTCCTTTAATATAGTATCCTTTTTAAACGACCCTTTACCCCAAAGAGCTACTCCCTCTGTATATTTAGCTTCCTTTGATATATCGGTCATCGCCTCTATAAATTTAGATTGAGTTTCACTAAGCCTAGGTAAAGATAAATAATCTCCGTCGTATAAAAAAATATCTAGAGGAACGACTTCTTCTTCAATATTATTGCTGAGTTGGTTCCTCTGGAGACTTAAGGAGATTATTCTGTTTCCAGCCTCGGCCAGTGCTTGCCAAGGATTGTAATCGCGTACCGATTCTATAGAATAGCTCATTATCCTGAATTTCTTCATTGAGAATCTTTACTATTTCAGTAATGAAGATTCCCTTTAAAAAGTCCTCCCTAAATTCTTTTTCTGCTTTTATTGTAGTAATAAAAACATCTGCCGCATCTTTAAACTTTTCTGGTCTTAATTCATTTTTTTCTATCGGGGTAATAGATTTTTTTCTAATCTGTTCAAGACCATTCATAATTTCAGTATTCTTTTTTACTTCTTTACGAACAGCTTCTTGAAATGTCTCATTATTAACTTTTTCTTTCTTTTGCTCTCTAAGATCCCTCCATTCCTCTTTATTTATCCAACCGTAAAAGGTAGATCTGTTTAAAGTTAAGTCAGATAAAATTTTTTTATCAGGAACTAAATCAAGAAACATTTCTTTAGCTTTCGCTTTCTTTTCTTCTAGATACTTGTCCATTATTTTATTATATCCTAAAATGACTAATAAGTAAACATTTACTTATAATCTGAAAAGCTTATATCTCCCCCACAGTAAGGACACTTTATTTTTATTTGAATTATATTATCATTAATCCGGGGAAGATCACATTTTTCCTTAGTACCCACATTATATTTTTGGAAGCACTTCGTACAAAGAAGATCCCCCATAAAATCCCAAGCTCCTTTTTGGCCACAACAATCGCAAATTGAATCTTCTTCGTAAGGAACATCTCTACCCATTTTTCTTTTCTCCCTTATCATCATCAGTACAGCTACATACTTTTATTTTCTCCCATAAAAGTGATTCACAAGGAAACCCCAATTCGACTGCTGAAAATGGTCCTTCTGTTCTTTTATATGAACCATCTTTCTGTTTAACTTCAATCCAATCTATATTCTTTTCTCTATTTAAATCATAATCACCCTTTGCCAACCACCTACAATATCCATTCTCTTGATACAAATCTTTATGCCGCTCATCAATTGACCAGTAATAACACACACCTTCTTCATCATAACAATAAGAACCTTTTGGAATATGAATAGGCGACTTTCCTTTTATCTCTCTAATCGTATTACTTATACGCCTACCAAAAAAATCTGATATTTTCATTAAAACCTCGTATATTCTCCTGTTTAATTAATCAGGTATGCTAGTGTGCCCATCCTGATGACCTAAAGAACCAAATCTTGACCAATCCATATGGCCAGAAATATGTTTATTACTAAAACATCTACAGACCCATACTTTATGATTATAATCCAAATCTACACAAATTTCATTTCTTTTGCAATAAGAACTGCAATTCCATAAGCACTCTCGATTGCATTTTACTTGCAACCTAAAATCAATTGCATCACATATAGCATAAATAAATTTTCCCTTTAAATTAGATAAGTCTTTTTCTTGGAATCCGGGATATATTTTACACTTACCATGAAAATATCCAGTATCACCTATAGGTTGATATGCCTTATGATATTTAAAAAGATATTTTTCTTTTAGATCTTCATAATGATGACAATCAGAATTATTACAATATATCATATTTTTTCCTTTTATTTTCTCCCCCAACCTGTAGTTCTATATTTCCCAAGCTCCATTTCGCAATCTGGGCAATACTCAGGTGGACAACCTAAAGTCCAAGACATCCAAGGAACTTTTAGCTCTCCGCAAGCTCGACATTGTAGTTTGATAGGTTCTGGTTCAGGCATCTTCCATTGATAATTACTATAGTAATCCATAATTTTACTTTTTTCTACAAATATTTAACATATCCTAGAAAGTCTTCGTTTCTTAGAACAACAACCTGTCTGAAAGTAGTGGTATATAAATAAATATTCAGATTTCCGTGCACAGAACATACTGGTGCTGAAGTAACTCCCCTTCTCACCATGTCACCACTAACAAAAAATGTAGAATCACTAGAAGCTATGCAAGATATTTCAAGTTCGGTAGGAGTATTTGAAATGCTAATTCCCTCTACTATGTCTGTTTTGAAAATAACCTTGCCGTTTTCTAAAACTGCTTTGTAATACATCTTACTTTTCCCTCCTATTTATCTTTTCCATTAGGCAACCTTACACAGACACCAGCATTTTCAAGAAGACCTAAGGAGTTAATATCCTTTTGATATTCCTTAAACTCTGTAATTACTACTTCCTTTATTCCTGCATTGATGATAGACTTTGCACATTCTATACATGGAATAGGACACATACAATACATAGTACAACCGTCAGTATGATGGCCTAATCTAGCAGCTATGTCTATAGCATTTCTTTCTGCATGAGCTGCTCGACACAAATGAAGACCGGTAGGTTCTCCGTCTTTAGAAGAAACATATCCTTTTAATTTTCTAGGACATTCTAGTTCGTTATTAGGATTTAAATGCTCGCAGTGAATAACTCCTCTTGGAACGCCATTATATCCAGTACTAATAACAAACCTATCTTTAACTATAACTACCCCTATTTTTCTGGAAAAACATTTGCTATTCTGAGACACCGCTCGTGCTATTTCCATAAAATAAGCATCCCAATTAGACATAAACATCACCATTTTCTTTTTTCTTTTTTTCTTCAAATGGAATTATTCTACGTCTATAAAATTCTTTAGCTACACAGTCTAAAACTCCCATTGCACTATTATATGCAGCATAATTATTATGGTTATATGTGCGATCAATTATCTTAGTAATAACATAATTTACTTCACCGTCAGTTATTGTTTCCGGTTTCATAACTTCAAATAAACCGTTTATTGCAACATCCAATCTTTCACGCATTTCTTTTCTAATATAAGGCATTTTTATCCTCTATTCCTACAGCTAGACATCATAATATGAGTTCTGGTATTCTCATTAACATTATGCTTTATCCAAGCAATAGCACTTTCCAAGTTACCAAATACATCAGTAGCAAAGTAATACATCCAAGGATTAAGTTCCTTCCCATTAAAAATTAAAAGAATCGGAATATTCTTTCTCCAAGCATAGCTCATTTCCCAAATTTTTCCCCAACCAGGTTGCTCTGGGTCAAGCATAAGAAAAACTTGAGATTCATCTATAGCTGCAAGACAAGTTTTAACTATCGCCTCAGGAGAAAGATTTTTATTAAAATCCTTTCTGTTGCAGACATAGGCCATCTCTAATCCAGT